ACAAGCTAGGCGCGCCGATTACAGGGGAGAAGGGCGGACAGTTGCATCTGGCAGGCCGAATTCGGTATCTGTTTCAAAAAGCCGAAGCGCGGGCGGCGGATTTGGCGGGCGTTCTCGGCAAAGTCGAAGCGTGGATGGCCAGCGAAGATGGCCCCATTTATCGCCTGTGGGAAAATACCGACATTTGCAATTACGACAACCGCGAGTGTGAATGGGAGGAGGCTTTGGCCGAAGTGCGGGACCTCAGCATCCCGGCTGATTGCTTGGGGTACGGCACGGAATGGCCCGCCGTGAAGCTATACCGCGAAGTTCTCGCCGCCCTCAATCCCGACACGCGGCAGGAAGAAGCGCGCGAATGGCCCGTGTGCCAATGTGGCCATTACGAGCTTAGTCATTCAGCTAGCGGCTGCGGCAGTGGCGATTGCAAATGCGGTGGATTCAATCCGCAATCGGCGCTGCGCCAAAGCGAGGGAGAATGAGATTTAAAGAGTTCTGCCAACATAACAAACTAACGCCGGAAGAAAAGCGTCTCGCGGCGCTGTATCTAATGGCGTTCAGGCTGGCGCAGATGTGGGATGCGCTTATGAGAGGCGAGGATGAGTGAGGCCGAAGGGATTGGCTATATAGACGCCAAGTTGACTATCGAAGATGCGCTAGGCGAGTTGATTTGCGAGGAGCCGCCGATGGAAGACCGGATGGCGTATCTGCAAGCCTACCACACGCTGAATTGTGCGATAGCTTACGTTGAAGAACAAATACCCGAATACCTGAGCGGCGTTTACTAAAATAACTGGAATTACATGAGCGCAAATTCCCTGTTCTTTACGTAACAACCATTATCGGACGCACTGGTAGTATGTCTACCTGAGCGCTTTACGCTACTGAATTACAATTATCGGATGCGGACGGTATACCGAAACGAGGTGAAAGAATGAAAACAAGAGTAACCGTGATTGAGACAGTGCGCCATGCAGGCGACGAGCGGGTAATAGCCGTGCTGGAACTTCCCAGGGTTCCGGTAAAGGGCGACTATTTAACCATCAAGAACCGGCTCGTCAAAGTTGAGTCGGTTAATTTCCACGATAACGGCGTCGTCATTGTGAAAGTAGAGTAAACAAAACGCCCCTCAGCCTGAAAACTGAGGGGCTAACCTATGCCCGATATTGAGGTTTAAAATGAAACTGGCCCTTACAGGAGTATCCATCTAAACGTGTTGTGCCAGCAGATTACAATTCCCTACCCATTAAGTCAAATTCCACTTTAGCTTTCCATTCCTAAAGCCATTCAACCATTGAGTTTTCATTCTTTAAGTCGTTTTGCGTTTGACATTAGGTTTCTTCTGTGAAAAATGGCCAGTGATGGCGCAAAACGACACAGAAGCCAAAATCCAAACTAATTCGTCGCCCCTGACGCCTCAAACCCGCACGGAGTTAATCACTATGGACGAGTTCAGGGGCCACTTAGGGGGACTTGCGAAGACTTGCGGCAGCAACGCGGAGCTTGGCCGACGGCTAGGGGTAACCGGGCAGTTTATCGACTACCTGATAGCCGGGAAGCGGAAGCCGGGAAAGAAACTACTTGCGGCCATCGGCGCTCGGCGAGTGCTGATGCTTGAAATTGAAGTGGAGGCGCAATGAGTGAGGCGCTTGCACCCAGACTTGATAACGATGTAGTCCGGCTCATCCACGACAGAACGAAGGCCCGCGCCTTAGCTGCGCACGACGCCGTGATGGATAGGCTAATTGCTGTCCTGGGGGGCGAGAACGACAAGGCCGCGATGACGGCGGCGGCTTTAATTCTCAAAGTCGGGGGCAGCATGAAAGCGCCGTCGGTAAAGGTGCAAGTCTCATTCGACGAGTTGATAAAGAGCGTGCCAGCGCAGCCGGGGCCGCTTTCAGGACTGACGCAGATAGTGGAGAGCGCAGCGATAGATGGAGACGTTGACGAGGACAACGAGTAGCGACACTGGCTTAGTAGTCGCTGACGCTATCAGAATGGCCACGCCAGACCCGGCGCGTGTCGAACGAGAACTGGCCGAATACGAGAAAGACCCTGAAGCCTACATCCAGCGTCGTTTCACTGAATTAGCCGAATGGGACTTCCCTGTTTGGGCCGCAATAAACGTCTTTATCAAAACCAAAGGTGGAAAGCGCGTCCGGCTGAAACTGAACCGCATCCAGCGCCGAATGTGGGAATGGCTAGTGGAAGACTTGATGGCTAAGCGTCCCGTGCGCTGGTTCATTTTGAAAGCGAGACAGGAAGGCGTCTCTACCTTCTGGCTTGCGCTCTTCTTATGGCTCACTTCCCTGCGCCCCAACCGGGAAGTCCTCATCTGCGCCAACAAAGAACAAAGCACATACGACTTCTGTGGCCGTGTCAGGGCGATGTATACCCAGTTACACCCACTGCTGAAGCCTGAATACAACACGTTTAGGCGCGACCTTGTTTACTTCGGCACTGGTAGCCGCCACAGGGGCAAAGGGGGCGATGTCGGCCTTGAAAGCAAGCTGCATTTTATGACGGCGCAGAGTGGACAGATAGGCCGCTCATACAACTTCCACGGTGTTCTGCTCTCGGAGTTCGCTCTATGGCCGGAAGTTGGCGTGGACGTAGAAGACCAGATGGGCGGACTGCTTCAGGTGATGAGTGAAGAGGCCGGAACCATGATTATCATGGAAAGTACGGCTAAGGGCGAAAACGAGGCGACAAAGTGGTGGAGCGACCAGAGCAACGGCTACCGCAAGGTTTTCATTCCGTGGTGCGCGTTCGACGAGTACAGGACGGCCAAGCTCACATATGACAAACTGGGGGATTTATCCGCCGACCCCGATTCGCGGTACGGCGACGAAATAGAAGAGTCCAGGCATATCCGCGAAGCCCTGCCTGTCTGGTATCCAGAGAAAATTGGCGAAGGCGGGCAGGAGTGGATGGACGAGGAAGTTCGCCTTCGTCTCCATTGGCGGCGCAGGACGATTGACGTTAAATGTCTGGGCAGCCTTCAGGTGTTCAAGCACGAATACCCCACCACTGTCGCGGACGCGTTCGCCACATCGGCCAAGAACATCTTCGACCACCAGAGCCTCGAAGAAATGCGCGAATACGTCAAAGCCGAGGGCTTTACTCCCATTCGCTGCAAGTTCGTCCAGAACGAGGAAGAGATACACCCCAACCGCAAATTCCACAGGGCCGACGGATACGGGAAGGTTTACTTCTACCGGCTACCGGGTGAGTTTCAGCGCGAGCATACGTCCTTCGTAATTGGCGCTGACACCTCAATGGGGATGTCTGCTGAGGCCGACCCCTCGGCGGCGCTAGTGCTGGCTATCTCAGCCGACGAAGTGGAAGAAGTGGCCAGTTTTAACGCTGTCATTTCCCCGTACGACTTCGCGGAAATGCTGAACTATTTGGGCCGACTCTACGACGACGCGCTGCTGGCCGTCGAACACAACGAGCGGGGCGGGGCCGTCGTGAACGACTATCTACAGAAAGTGTGGCGGTATCCGAAGCTGTACTACCCGCGCGATATGTTCACCGGGAAGACGAAGCGGGACAGCGTCCCCGGCTTCAATACCACAGCCGACAGCAAAAGCAAGCTGATTTCCGACTTGGCCGCAGATATACGCGACCACGGCATTCTATTCCGTTCGATACACGAAAAGTCGTTGGTTGACCAGTTAAAGAGCTATCAAGAGCTAAAGAACGGCAAATTCGGCGGCGCGCCGGGAAGCAAGGACGACTTCGTAGCCGCTGCGCTGATAGCCCGCCACTTGAAGAAGCACATACACAGATTCATGCCGTCGCGTGAAGCGATTCCGCGCGGTTCTTTTCTCTGGGAAGCGCAGAGGGTAGCAAGACAACGCGGTTTACGCGTCCCAGGACATTAAATGCCACGTAAAAAAGTCACAGTACCGATTCTCTTCCCCGACGGGCCAGCGGCTACACGCCGCTCCCGCGTCCGTCGGGCCATTGCCGACTGGCGAACCGAGACAGGCGACCCGAAACTTGACGGTGACATTTGGTTGGCCCGCATTGCGATGATGCGGCGCGCCCGCGCTGAGCGGCGCAACGGTGAGAAGGATTGGCGCAACTATTACAAGTGGTACGAAGGGGAGCAATGGAACGACAGAGGCCAAAGCACGGGCCAGATATCCAGCGACAACCCGCGCGACACGGTGACCGTGAACAAAACCGGCAGCATAATAAATTCGATAGTCCCGTTCCTGATAAACGACGAGATAAAGTTCCTCCTAAAGGCTCAGCGGCCAACAGATGACGACTATATCGGGGTGAAGATTCAGCAGGCGCTACTGAACTACGAATGGCGCGAACGGAACATGACGCGGCAGATGAAAGCCTGCGCCCGCGACTTGCTGATTATCGGCCATTGTGTGGCCAAGACTGGGTACACCGTCGAGGTGGACGAAAGCAAATCCAAAGGCGAGACAATCAACTACGCCGACTATGTGAAGAAAGACGCGGCCTACATCGAACGCGTCAACCCGCTCAATTTCCTGTATGACCTGTCGGGCAAGGACTGTTCTTTGCACACGGCGCGATGGTGCGCTGAGGTGTTCTTTGTCCCGTTCGTTGACGTGCTATCGAACAAGTCCTACGACCAAGAAACGCTTGGGATGATACGGAGCGGCGACGCCTCGGTTACGACAATGGCCGCATGGCAGATGTTGGGCCTCGACCCGCGCGCTATGAAGGCGCTGCAAGGCATTACGCTACCGGAAGACAACCTTGTTGCGCTGATAGAGATTTGGGACTGGAAGCACAAGAACCGGATGATTTACCCGGACGGCTGTCCGCGTCCGTTGCTTAGCGAGAAATGGCCATACGACTACCTGGATAAGTTTCCGTATTCGATGGACAACTACATCGAGGTGCCAAACCAACCCTACGGCCTGGGGCTTCCCGCGTGGATTGAAGACCAGCAAATGCAGTTGAATAGGATGGCCACGCTTGAGCAGGACGTAGCCCGCAAGAGTCGGCCACGGCTGAGAGCAAGCGAGGGGACGAACCCTGAAGAAGTGGAGAAATACAAGGCGGGCGACGATATTGTTATTGGCGACTTCCAGGCGATTCAGCTTCCAAATCTACCGCAAGACTTCCAAATCATCCAGGCGAACATCCAGCGCGCCATCGAAGAGATGACCGGGGCCGACGCGCTGCTGCAAGGTTCCCGGCTTCCCTCTCGAACGACGGCGGGCGAGATAGGGACGCGCGCGAGGCTTACCGGGTTGAAGCTAGACCAGCACGTAGAAGACTTCGAGGAGTTCGTGGAAGACATTGCGCGGCAAGTCCTGCACCACTTGAAGAAGTTCCGCACGACAGCCGACGCAATAGAGGTAGTCGGGCCAGAGGGCGCGCAGTGGCAGGAGTACACAAGCGAGCAGATTCAGGACGACGTGGACGTGGACGTTGAATACTTCGCCGCGCCGAAGACAGACATAGAACTAGAGAAACAGCAGGCGCTACAGATATTCCAGCTTGCCGTCCAGGCGCTTCCCGTTTTGGCTCAAACCGGCGCGCCGGACACGTTCAATATGCCGGGGCTTGTCGGCTGGGTTCTGGATAAGTTCGGGGTGAAGGATGCAGGCCAGTTCTTCCGTTCGTCACGGACGCCTATGCCGGAGATGGAAGGTGGCGGGATGACGCCAGAGATAGGCGGGGCGTTCGCGCCGTCGCCAGTGGGACAGACGCCCAGCGTTGGCGCGCCGGGTGAAGGTGGAAGCGTGGAAGACTTAATGCAAGGAATGAGAGGAATGATGCAATGACAGATACAGAAGCGCAGAAACCGTGGCCGCTTGTCGCCACGTCTGTAATTTCCGACATAGAGGCAAGGTATGTGATGGATGGGGTGGACTTGCTAAGAATGCACCTGGACAACCTCTATCTAACAACGCGAAAGAAACTGCAAGAGGAAGGGCGCATGGGCGACGTGCGAAGCCTAAAACTGTTCGTCTACAGCCACGACATAACAAAGGAGAAGTAATGGTAAACCTGTACGTAATGAAAGAGACCGCGGCAGACTTCTACGACCCGCAAAGCGGCGTAGATTCAATGGTACTGCTTGCACTCACCGATGGCAAAGAGGCGTGGTATGGAATTGAGATAGACAAGAAGAAGTACGGGATAGTCTTGGAAGATGAAACAGAAGACAGCGTTTATCTAAAAATCGTCAAAAAGGAGAAGGAATGAGAAAAGCGTTTTTCACACTCACGTTTTTAGCTCTGTTCGCCACCATTGCGATGGCGCAGGACAAAATCAAACTGTCAGTTTCGTATCTGAACACCGAATTTCAGGCGAACCCGCTGGAATCGCTGGAATATCTCAAAGGGCTGTCGGTTGACGCTGACGCGCGGATATTCGCCAAGAACGGCTTCCGCCTCGGCGGGGTGTTTAACTATCAGAAAGTGTACAACCAGACGGTATTCGAGGACTACATGGACATGGGGCCATTGCCTACCGCGGTGGACATTCAGCGCAACGTGGACACCTATAGTTTCGGTGTTCAGTTGTCTTATCGCGCTGGCCCGGTTGAACCGTTCGGGGCGTTCCTGTTAGGCGCGCGGAAACCGCATATGGACTTGAACTATCAGGTTGTTCGCAAGTATCGGCTGGGCCTGGATGTTCCCTTTCATAAAGAGTCGAACTTCTTCGTCCGTCCGTTCTTCATCGAGTTCGAGGCGAGCGGCGGGTTTAACGCGAAC